GTGAGCGGTCTGTAATCTCATAATTGCACGCGAGGATTGTAAACCTCAAAGAACCAATTATGTTATATAGACTTAATTTCAGACTACGCTTTAGAAACTTGCGATCAAATGTAAAAAATATAACCTATAGAAGATGCGAACATCTTACATAGGTTAGTCTAAAAACCATTTAATCACATAGTGAAAAGCGTAAGATGTTAAACATCTCGTCTAGGAATATATGTTAAAAGTACAAACATATATACCCCCACCCGACCGCCGAGTGGTTAGGTTGTCCGTAACGTGGACAGGACGTTGACCCCCGTCAATTATCGCCGTTTAAAGCCCGGCTAAGGCACTCCAGGCTCTGGATACAAAAAGAATACAGGAGCTCCAGTAAAGAAACCTAATTGAAAATCTTCTGCAGTAGCTATAAAATGATCTACTCTCATATCAATTTGATTTGTGTTTTTAATGACATCTGTTATAAGATGATGTCCTGTACTGGTTCTTCCATATTGATTCGTATCTCGAGCTGGGAAGAATCGCTTTCCTCTTGTATAAAATGGTGTTTCATATTCGAGTACTGGATTCTGGGAAGCTGCGGTAGCATGCATTCCTGATAAGCTATTCATCGCTGTAACAACTATATGACTACGTGCTAAGGGTGGATTACTATTAATATTCTCTGATGCCCAACCATTTGTCACTCCTTCCGGTGTACCTCGTACAACGGCAAAAGTGGTCTGTAATGGTATATCAGTATGAACTTGTCGTATCATCTTATGTCGTAATCCTCCTCTTCGTAAAGCAAAAGCAGGTGTTAAATAATTTATCAGCGTTATTCCACAAAAGGTATATGGGGAATTACCTAAAGTGGAATCAATAGCAGAATCAGGTCCATTGGGATCCCATCCTCTATAGTAAGGAAAATCAGTCAAACTAATAGTAACTTGTCTGTTATTCACAGAATTACCATAATCTGCTGGGTAAAAAGAATAGTGATATTGATATCTTCTCAATAAATCACGAAAAGATACTACTCTTTCACCTTGAAAAACTAGATACTGATTATCTTCTTTTATAGAATTTCCAAAAGAGTACGTGGAATTTGGGTTTAATGGAGCATTTGAACTGTCAGCAGTAGTAGC